TCAGCCCGCAATATATCTATGAGACTTCTCGCATCATCGGGAACGTCACCTATCCATCGGGTTCGTTCTGTTCTGCCGCCGTAAAAGCACTCAAAAAGTGGGGAGCCGTCACCTGGGAACGCTGTCTCACATCCAAATCAGTATTCTGTGCACCGAAGTTTTACCCGCTCACACAGGAAGAGCTGGAACCACTGGCAGCAGATCATAAGATCGATGGGTATGCCACCGTTACGACTTTTCAGAGTGTCATGGACGCCATCGACCAGAACCACGCCCATTGCGTTCTGATGCCGATCAACGTGGAATACGACTACATGAACCCCACATCTGACGGCTTATGGCGTGTTCACCCGGGAAGAGCGAAGGCTGGCAGTCATGCATTACCGTGGATCGCCGTCGATTGGGACCGGAGGTGGATCGGGTGCTGGAACTCCTGGGGCGACGCAGTCCCGCAAATAACGTGGATAGACGAAGCATACTACCGGGAGAACGCCGGACCGGGGTTCGTCAGCCTGGATAAGTCAGAAGTCAAGATCGCCCGTGAGAAATACGCACGGATCATACTTGACGCCAACGTCCCGGCGACGTTCTGGCTTGACGGAGATGATCTTGCAGGCCAACCGGCAACCGCAATGGTCGAGAAGGACATGGGGTATGCCGTCGGTGCGATGGAGAAATCCACCGGAAAAACGATTAACCAGATAATTGAGGTTGGCAGTGACGTTGATGAGGTTCGGGTAGACTTCGAGTTCGCCGGCCCAGCCCCAACGCAACCCGGCTGGCTTGTTGAACTGCTCAAGAAGATAGCAGAGATGCTCGCGAAATGGAGACGGTAATGATTAGCTCGAGCTATGAACCGTCCGGACGTGAAACACAATGACAGAGATCATACTTGCAGACATAGCGATAGGCGCGGCAGCCGGGGCGATATACGGTGGTGCAGCCTATTTCAAGAAACGTGAAGGCGAAAACCCCGAACCGTTCGACATGGTAAAGTTCGGCGGTACCGTGATCATCGGTATGGGTGTCGGGATAGCCCTCGCGAATACCGGCGTTCAGGTAACAGACAGCGCGATCCAGAACGGCCTGATGATAGGCACGACAATGGGTTTCACCGCCTTGATTGAGAACGGTATCCGTGGACTGTACCGGGCGATCACCGGAAAGAGATAGTAGATGACTATTCGTGCCTCCAGGCCCAAAGACGGACAAACTGATGCGGCTCATACCCGCCCTGGGGGCATTGGGAGAGAGACATTGCCACCACCATCACAGAGGGGATCAAACCGTAACCAACCAGAAGTCCCTGATCTATTCTACTCTCTCCCTTCAACAACACACACAAGAGGCCGGGATAATACAGCACCAGCATTGGAACAGGTTGATCCTGTACACTACATCCAGCACGAAACCCTCAGCAGAATATATACCAATAGCTTGTATGGCGGTCAGCTCGCCTCCCGGCATATTTGAGATGATAACATGCAAATCATAGAGAACCGCCTGGAAAAGAAAGTAGATGACTGCCCTTTCCTGATCCAGATGGTTGACGAAGTTGAAACCGATCACCCTGCCGTCACGGAGAATATAACCTGCCACGACTGCGCGTATATCAACGCCACCGGCAAATGTGCGTTTCCTGCGAAGCTCTGCGAGTTCAAACGCGAGACGGAGGAGATGATCAATTGGGTCCAGGCGGCGATCCGGGGCGGCGAATGACACGACCGGGCTGGCTGACTGACGCCGAGGCGGTTGAGAAATACGGACTGGCCATGCTGAAAAAGATGGGGAAGACCGGATACCTGGATTGCGTCACCGGCATTGTATTACCTGACGGCCAAACAGCAATCCCCGAACGGGATTACGAGCTGGCGTATCGTGCGGTCAAAGGCGAACCGATCCACCCGGAGGAATGGGATTGACCAAACAGATCCTACTCTTATCAGACCTGCATGTAGGCAGCCTGTGGGGGTTATGGCCACCGGGGTTCGAGACGATTGATGATCGGTTTGGTGACGCTGTAAAGTTCACACTCAACACCACGCAGAAGAACCTGTGGAAACACTGGCAGAAGATGATCAATTCCGTCAACCCTGACTGCATCATTTTGAACGGCGACCTTATTGACGGCCTGCAATGGCGTGAACGGGGTAGAGGGTTAGTGACGCCTAACTTGAGCTGGCAGATAGAAGCCTGTATCGCAGTGTTAGACACCCTGCCAAAATGCCCGATGTATTTCACACAGGGGACAGGATACCATGAACTTGAAGACGGCAGACCTGTAGAAAAAGCAATAGCAGACGATTTCGACGGACAGTTTGGTGACGAGCTTATAGTAGAAGAGTGCGGTATCCGGCTATTCTGCCGTCACCATATCGGAGCGTCACAATCGACATGGCAGTACATGACAACTGCCCCGGCCCGAGACCATATGCTCTTATACCTCAACAAGAGCGCTGACAAATACGGTGCAATTGACGTAGCGGTATTCAGTCATAGACACTCGTTCGTGGCAGCATGTTATGTATCGGGGATGGCACTTGTTACCCCCTGCTGGCAGACCAAGACCCCGTATGCCGTGAAGAAAGGTATCGTCTCACCCCCGGATATCGGATGGGTCACGCTCAACATCGACAACCGCCGCCATATCGCCATTGACAGAAACGGCATCACGCACCTGCAACGACCGTGCAAAATAGTTGGGAGAGATCGAAAATGACCCGCATAATCAACATCCCCGAACTCGAAGACGCCCCCACCCCGAACCGTGTATACTGGAGCCAGGACGATAAACTCATAGTCGCCACCTATTACGGCAAGAAAGAGACAGAATACATCGCGAAATACCTGAAACGGAGTGTTGCCGCCGTCCAGACAACCGCCCGGAATCTAGGCATTAATTACCAGTTGCCTGACGAAGACCGGCAACAGATCATCAGACAGATCGAGGTGGGTGAGAGATGACCCCCACAAATTACCAGGCAAAAACGTGGACGGTTCACACATTTCATGAAGTTATTGACAAGGAGGATTTGAATTGATAATTGAGCTTGGGTTTAACAAAGATTTCCTGTTATGGTGGCTTCTTATCGGCCTGTTTGTAATGGGCTTTGCGAATGTCCTTGCAGGAATATTCCAAACAGAGATTGAATACCGAACACGTCGCGGCGGTGTCGAAATTGGTGTTGGGCTGATCTATCTTATAATCGCGATTATTTGTGTGGTGACTTCATAATGGCTGAGGGTGACGGTGAAAGATGCTGTATCCCTAACTGGCGCCCGTTGCCAGACGTTGACGAATCCCCCGAACCAGAACGATCCATAAAGATAGACGACCCGATCACCGGCAAGGAACTCATGAACTACGCCCGAATCTCAAATGCGTATGAAGATGCCGGATACGACGAAGGATCATTCCACCAGTTCAAACCAGACGAAGACATCAAGGTAGTTGACGGCCTGCTCGCCCTATCAAAACACCGTGGGTTAGGAATCGCCATTGAGCCTGTGATCGAGAAGACGGACACACAATCAGCAGTCGCAAGGATACAACTACGCCGCGTTAGAATGGTTCCTGGCGATACATGGGATGAGATGGAACCATGAAAGACCGTATCGAATCCATTTACAACGATCTCATCAAAGTCGTTGAGATTTTAGACGAACATTGTAATGTACCGTTTGAACGCGATACGGTCATGGTTGAAGTCACGTATTATGGCGATTGGTGGTATGGAAGGACATACCCCACAATATTACAAATCGGGTCAATTGTATTCTTAGGACACTCATATAGTGCTGAAACAGTAGACGAACTACTTTCAGAAATGGCCGCCCGTGTGAAAGAAGATATTGACTGCCTAAAAAAAGGGATGTGCCAGGCGATACAATGACACTCCGCACCACAAAAGACAAACTCATCTTCTGGATCGACATACAGATGCGCGAACTGGCAAAACAAGACCTATACAAAGGCGGTATGAACGCCGGGTATGCCGTCGCGATCACGCTCATCAAACAAAAACTCGAAGATGGTGAGTTCGATTGACACATGCCTTCGTCCCGCCATACTGGTATTCTCAGCTCGAAAAGAAATACATCCTGCTCTATGGTGCTTATTACATCGCAGACGCCCACGCGCCGCCGAACTCCACATCTGACTACAACGACACCGTTGCCAACATCATGCAAATAGCTTTCCCCTATATGGTGAACGAACAATGCCGCCAGAAAGCATAACCATCACCGACAAACTGACAGAAAAATGTCATTTCTGCGGTATCGCGCTCTACAAGAAAGAGATCGCGTTTGCGTTCAATGGCCTGTTCATGGACTTTGACGATCATGATTGGTGTAACGGGTGTATCACGTTATGCTCGGAATGTCGTGACAGACTGAAAAAGAACACTGAAGAAGACCAGTCAGCAGCCGTGTTGCGTCGGGCGGCATTGGATAGACAACTGAAACAAGGAGATGGCACATGAACTATCACACAATAGACGGCCTGCTCATGTGGGACGTTGAAGACGATGAGACGAACGGCGACGTCACAATAGCCCACGTGAAGTTAGGAGAAGACGGGCAACCCCCACAGTATGATCTCGTGTTACAGCAGACGTTAGCAAACATTCTCGTAAGGCATGGCGGCGCACCTACACCTGTAAGGATCATCGTGCAGGAGATAAACCAACCATGAAAGATCACGTGTGTGACCTGCACTACAGAGGCGTGAGAGAGAACGCCGGGAAAGCATATGATCTGTTCGTCTGCGTGATCTGCGGTCGTGAAGAATGGCGAGCGTATACCGGATGTTACGACACGATAGAAGGGAGGGAATGATAATGGACATTCCAGAATGGACCTGTGAAACATGCAGGTATTCCGGGCCTTGTTTTGAGTGCGGTGGACAATGCAAGGTAGAATGTCGCCGGAACCACCCGAGCAATGAAGGGTTCCCGATCATGCCTGTATCATCATGGTGTTGGGATGGAACGCCCGCATATAATCAGCGGAATATCTCGGCAGAAGGGAGGGAATGATAATGAAATTGGATCTTGAAGTGTATACTGACTTAACCCAAACAAGGATGCGATTATGCCCGGTTATGGATTGCAAATTCAATTTAATGCATATCGGAAAGGCCGAATGTAACCTGAAATTTATCGAATTGGATGAAAGTGGGCGTTGCCGCCAATTTATCCCAAAACTTGCGAGGGACTGAAAGAAATGGAATACGAAACTTACAGCACAGCAGACTATTATTCCGGATTTGGCAAGATCAAACCAGAAGTTGTGGACCTTGAGAAACGAATGGTCTTTCTGGAGAAACAGATCCAGCAGCTAAAACACCGGATCGCAGAACTGGAATTACGGAGTCTATGAAATGACCTGGGAGAGCAGGATCATAGGTCACGGCGAGATGGACCCGCACGAGCTGATCCCCAACCCAAAGAACTGGCGCACCCACCCTAAACTCCAGGAGAAAGCCCTTGAAGGTGCGTTAGAAGATATCGGTTGGATACAGGATGTGATCGTGAACGAACGCACCGGCAAACTGCTTGACGGTCATCTCCGTGTAGAACTCGCAAAGAAACGCGGCGAACATAAGATCCCTGTCGTAATGGTAGACCTGTCAGAAGAAGAAGCGCTCGCACTGTTAACACTCGATCCGATATCAGCCATGGCCGAAGCAGATAAAAAACAACTATCCTCACTCCTTGAAAAAACAACATCAGATAATGCAGCGATCCAGAACTTGATCAAATCGCTTGACGAAAAAGAAGTGAAACAAAAAGAATTCGTCCTTGAAGATTTCATTTTTCCTGAAGTTGAAACGCCCTGCTGGTTTGTCATTCGAGGGGACCAGGAACAATACACCGAATTGAGATCAGCTCTCGAAAAAATCATAAAAAAATACAATGCACGATTGGAGTCTTCAGAATGACCGATTCAACCAACCCGGAAGCAAAGATCGCGTTACGCAAATATTACCTTGACCAATATCCTGAAGATTCCCCCCCAAAAATACTTGACTGTTTCACCGGCGAAGAACAAACGATTTTCCGAGCGTTATATTCAAAAATTCCGGGTAGTGTTGCACTTGACCTCAAACTAATACAAGGTGCTAAAAAAATAGACGCAAAAAAATACATCCCTAAACATGCAAATCAGTTCGATTTCTTTGATTTAGACGCTTACGGCAGTCCTTTTGAAATAATCGCAAATATCGCTTATTTCAGACGGAATAACGCCCAATCCTTCGTTATTTGTGCCACGGAAACATCATTTTTGAAATATGGTCATGTCCACCACGCAACGAAAGTTATGCAATTGGCGATGAACAATAAATCCAACATCCCAATACCTGGATTATATAAATTTTATGATGAAATTATCGGTTGGATCTTGCTAATGATCGCCCGCAAATGGAACTACCAGATTGAAGACGCAAAAATGATAAACAGCGATACGGGTAACATGAACTATTTGGGGTTCAGAATGACGCCCATTCCTGACGAAACCATTAAGGGTTCTCACAACGTATAGTATATTGTAGTAAGAACTACAAGGAGAGGAGAAAAATGGATGTAAAAGAAACAAAGTTCGAAGTGAAGATCAACTACGAGAACCCGCTCGATCTCATCGAACCGAACTACCCTGGAAACTTCCCCGAACAGATGCCGATCTACCTGGAGATTGATTGGGAACGCCAGGAGATCACGGCCTTCACTCGCGACTATAACATCGGTGGAACGCCAGCAAGAGAATGGTACGGGCTGGCAACAGTATATGAGCTGCCCAACAATACGCGTGCGGACCAACTGGCAGAGTGGGTGGAAAAAGAAGTCGTCCCCCGCGTTGAAAAACTCGCCACCAAATTTGAATCTGTCTGGAACGGATCAAACTGGGTCGGACGATGGCCTGACGAAATCCAGGAAACCGATCTCTATGATTTTCTTCATTTCTTTGAGATTGAATGTGCAGGCATGGGGTCCATCCCCACAATATCCGATGAAGGCGGCTTATACCATATCACAGACTGGCTTGGAAATTTCCCGACAGCTAAAGAGTATGGAATCACCCCAGATACCACAGACGCCCGTCTCCAGGAAATCGCCAACATTATCGAGTCAGAAGCAAAGAACGACGATGTAGTCTTGTATGGTGACATCTTTGACTACCTTCAGCAGATCCGGGACGAGCTTTCAGAGGAGCAGAACGCATGAACATCATATACGAACCACGAGGAAAAGCCCGCGAGTATTCAGAGCTTGCGGCCAACCTCTATTCCGGTTGTGATCATGGTTGCACCTACTGCTATGCCCCGGCGGCACTCCGGAAAACCAAAGAGGCGTTTGTCATCAGTAAGCCCAGGGACAACGTAATCCGCAAACTTGCCGCTGACGTTGCTGAGATGAGCCGGAACAATGATCAACGAAACGTCCTCCTTTGTTTCACGTGCGACCCCTACCAACACATTGAAACAGAGCACCACCTGACCAGGCAAGCGATCCAACTGTTCAACGACAACAACATCCACTATACGATCCTGACAAAAGGCGGCAAACGAAGTGAACCAGACCTGGACCTTATCGCAACAAGACCCGACCTCGGCACGTATGCCTGCACGTTAGTGTTTGTCGATGAAGACCACAGACGGCACTACGAACCAAACGCCACCCCCACGCAAGAACGGATCGAAGTTCTGGAAAAAGCACACCGTATGGGGATCAGGACCTGGGTATCACTTGAACCCGTATTCGATCCATACCAAACCGTCGAACTCATCCACCGAACACAAGGATTTGTGGACCTGTATAAAGTAGGCAAACTCAACTACCTCCAGGAAGCAAAATCAGTCGATTGGAACAAGTTTGGTCACGATGTAACCGACCTGCTTGAATCATACGGTAACAACTACTACATCAAAAAAGACCTGGTAAGGTGTATGGCATGACTGAAAAGAATGTCTATGCCAACCTCACTATTTCTTCTGACGTTTATCATAAGTTCAAACAGATTTGCGACGAGAAAGGCCTGAAATACGGTAAAACTGTTGAGAACATGATGAGAAAATTCAACAATAATCAAGGGGGTCCACCTTGAAACCATTTGGAGATGTTGGCATGGTATGACAGTTAGAATCACGAATGAAACAATGGCGAAAGCCTTACGGAAATCCCACGGCAATTTAAAATTAGCCGCGGAAATGATCGGCTGCAACAGAGAAACTATTCGCATACGTGCAGCAAGTTCGAAAAAGTTACAAGACATCATCCACGAAGAAAGAGCATCTATTTTAGATATCGCAGAATCCGCGCTTTACAACCGTATATTAGACGGCGACATGCGGGCGATAGAGTTCACGTTGAGAACCATCGGCAAAGACCGGGGGTATGTTGAGAAACGGCAGGAAGAGATCACCGGCAAAGACGGCGGGCCGATAGAGAGTGTCGTGATCTATATCCCCGACAACAACCGCGATCCGCACCCCCCTAATAAAAAAGAACCATGATCCAAAAGAACGAGAAAACCCCGATCAAAAAAGAGATCCGGCCACAGCCCGGCCCGCAAGAGAGGTTCCTATCTTCACCTGCTGACATAGTGATCTACGGCGGATCCGCAGGGTCAGGAAAAACGTTCGGCCTGTTACTGGACCCGCTCCGGTATATCAAAACCGTGAAAGGGTATGGGGCGGTAATCTTCAGGCGCGAGACCCCGCAGATCACCAACGAAGGCGGGCTGCTGGACGAATCGAAAGAGATCTATTATTCCCAGGGCGGTATAGTCCGGGAATCACCCAAGATCGATTGGTCGTTCCCGCCATATAACAACCGGATCCATTTTGATCATCTGCAATACGATAAGACGGTTACCGGTTACGACGGCGCTCAAATCTGTTATATCGGGTTTGACCAGCTCGAACATTTCAGCGAGTACCAGTTCTTCTATATGCTTTCCAGGAACAGGTCAACGTGTGGTATCAGACCATGTATCAGGGCGACCGCCAACCCGGACGCCGATTCGTGGTTAGCCAGGTTCATATCATGGTGGATCGACCAGGACACCGGGTATCCTATAGAAGAACGGGGAGGCGTCCTGCGATGGTTCATCCGTGACGGCTCGCAGTTGGTGTGGACTGATACCCAGGAAGAACTCGAAGAGAAATACAACCGGCAGGCCAAGAGTGCAACCTTCATCCCGGCGAAACTGTCAGACAACCCGATACTCGAACAGGTCAACCCCGAGTATAGGGGCAACCTGCAGGCGTTATCGTTTATCGAACAGGAACGGCTCCTGCATGGCAACTGGAAGATCCGGGCAGAAGGCAAGAAAGTGTTCAACCGTGAATGGTTCGAAGTCATTGACCGGACGCCGCCGGGGTTGACAAAGATCGTCCGGTTCTGGGATATGGCAAGCACAAAGAAGAGCAAGAAAAGTGCTGACCCTGATTACACCGCCGGATTGAAAATGGGCATTACCGGTGGCATATACTACGTGCTGGACTTGTTTAGAATCCGTGATAATCCGGGCGCAATAGAAGCAGCACGAGCGATGATCACGAACCAGGACGGCCCAACAGTTAAGGTCCGTGAAGAGCAGGAAGGCGGTGCGAGCGGTAAGACCGCGATATTCCTGGCAGCCCGGGACCAGTTTAGAGGGTATGACTATCTCGGGGTTCCCGGGAGCGGGTCGAAAGAAGCCCGGGCGGTCCCCGCGTCACGCGCCGCCTATAACGGACTGATCAAAGTCGTGCGGGCACCGTGGAACGACGCCTTCTTTGCAGAGATCGAAGCGTTCCCCGACGGTAAACACGATGATATAGTTGACGCTCTATCAGGGGCGTTCAACGATCTGGCAAGCACGTTAAGGAACGCCACCAACGAACCGACAGCAGACGAAGCGGTGGTATCCGTAGTAGAAGACGACCATACTAACTTCTTTGGTGAACCTGACAACGATTTAGGGGATATCTGGTAGAGAGAGAAAAAAGGGGGATCATACTACAATGGCAACAGAACGTAAGAGAAAATCCGACAAACCCGAAGAAGGGGTGACATACTACTTCGCGCCCGGTGGGTTTGAATACAAGTCACCGAAGATCAACGCTGACGAGATCGCGAAGATCATTGAGAACAAGGTGATAGACGAAGGTCTGACCAAACAGCAACGTATCCTGTTCCAGCACGACGTGAAAGTTTCGGTGTTCGACACGAAAAAGAAAGAAGTTGACGCCGACCTGACCGCCGCACTGGAAGACATGACCGCCGACGTGTCGATAGACTTCGCGTTACAACGCGCCTGGCGTGACACCGCAGAATGGGGCCCGGCACTGATCAACCCCGTCTGGGACTACGAAGGGTCAGAGTTCCGGTTACTGAAACTGAAACGATTACCGCCTGAAAGTTTCGCCGATTTAGGTCCGACAGTAACCTACGTCTACAACAGGATTCTGCCGGGTATCAGCATCAACGACAAGACGGGGCAGGTAGAATATTGGCAGCGTGACAGTAAAGGGATCATGCACCAGCTTACCAACGTCGAAATGCTGACCGACCCCGTGAAAGCGCAGTTAGGCGGTTCACCATCGATCCTGCCGGTATTCCCTTACGTCAAAATGTTGACCCATTCGTGGATGCGCCAGATGCAGAAAGTGAACATCTACGGGTCAGGGGGTATCTGGTTCCTGAAAGTTGACGACCCGACAGGTGACGATAAAAAGTTCGCGCAGAACCTTGTCAACAACGTCAGTTCTACCAACCGGTATCAACTCCGGCCTAACATGTCGGTTGAGAACCTTGGCGTGACGGAGAGCGGGTCCGCGTTGGAAACAATCACCCAGTTAGGCATGGAGATCCGGCAGTTCTTCACCCCGGCAGGCCTGATCCAGAAAGAAGGCGGGAACACCTTGATAGGCGGGTCAAGCGGTCCGGAGTTCGAACTGTATACGAGTTTCATTGCCGGGACGCACCGGTGGTTAGAATCGTTCGCGCACCGGCTCCTAAAACCCTGGCTTGTCTATAACGGATACCAGGAGAAAGGGTTTCGGATCGTCGTTGACATCCCCGAACCCACGATCGACCGGTCAGAGACCTATATCAAGATCCATGACAGCGGCAGTGACCGTGGCAGCTTACTACCGAACGAGAAACGGGCACTGTTACGAGCGTCGTTACCCCAATCCGCAGGTATCGACATATCCGACCTTGATGATACCGGGCTGGCCGAACTTGACGCATACAACATGAAGTCCAACCCGCAGGCCGTGACCGCACAGATGGCGAAACTCAACGCGATCAAAGATGCGTTCGGCGCGAACAAGTTAGACCCGACGTATGTCTTAGGGAAGGCTGGCACCGATAAGGCCCGGAAACTCTACCAGGCAACATTAGGTATCGAGGAGGGGGAATAGCATGACCAATCATACACCCCCTACTCAGATCGCCCGGAATGAGCAATCTATAGCGCCCGCAAATGGCGGCAATTTGAAGGACGAAGAGAGCACATAAGAAATGCCTGACATCCCCGAAGACCCAACCCAATCCGACTGGCTGGTCCTGGACCTATTGGACAAGCTCAACAACCTGTTTGACCGGGCGAAAAAAGACCTTGTGAAGATCATAGATCCCGGTGAGACGAAGACCAGCACGAAACCACTCCTGCAGCAACAGCTAGACCAAGTTGACGGCGTATTCAAGACCGTCAACCTTGACGGGAAAGACATTATCGGCCCGCACATGAGCCAATCGTATGAACACGGTCAAATGTATGCCGCGATCCGGTTAGGCCATTCAGAAGACGATATCCAGCGTGCCACCTGGAAGAAAGTCGGCGGTCACGTAATCGAAGCGCAATCTAACTTTAAAGGACTGACAGACGACGTGGCGAAGAACGTCCGCCGTGTAATCGCTGACGGGATCACCAACGAGCGGACGGTCAAACAGATATCCAAAGATATCCGCGACCAGGTGGACACGATTGGGAAAACACGAGCAGACATGATCGCCCGCACGGAGACCATGAAAGCCGTCAATGTGGGCGTGAAAGACAAGTACCGGTCTGCAGGTATTGAAGTAGTAAGGTGGTTGGCAACGATCCAGCCGGGCCGGACGTGTGAAGAGTGCAAGGCATTAAACGGCAAACTGTTCCCCATTGACAAAACGCCGCCCATCCCCAAACATCCGCGCTGCCGGTGCACGCTATCACCTGTCCCCGATCCGGATTGGAGTGAAGTCGAAGGTTGGGACGGTGAGAAGGTAACACCACCGAAGGAGAAGAAGAAAGGAGCAAAAGTATCAGATGAATGGAACAAACGCGTTGACAAAGAACAAAGATCCAAAATTGATCAAGAAGTTTTAGAGAAATATGGATCTTTCGATCCTGAAGATATAAACGACTATAAAAATAAGGTGAACAAAAAATTAAAAGATGCCGTGGATAACAGCGATGTTAAAGTGCGGATACATAATAAAACGCTTGAAAAAGTTTTTGAAAGCGGCAGAATAAAAACACAATTTGAGTCTGGAACCTCATCCGGTATCCAAAATAGGGAAATGAGATTAGAATTTGAAAACAAATATTTTGGTTATCCAAGAGACACTCCAGATATTGAGAGGCCCATTTATGGGTATTTAACTCCGAAAGGGACCACTCCAGAAAAAGACGTATCGACACTATCACAATATGGGGATATTGTGGTAAAATTAAAAGATTCAGAAAGGGGGCGTGTTACCTTCAATTTAGGTGACTCAATAGATCAGACCCGTGGCGGGGGGCTTAACCCAATAACCCGCCCAGTTCTTGCCCCATCAAAATTATCTGATCCAAATATAAGGTCAATTTCTTTAGAGTTGTTTGACCCTGCGAAAATTACCAAAACAAACCGCATCAAGGATAGAATGGGGAAAATAAGATATGTTGAAGCACACATTCATGGAGGGATAAGGTTATCAGATATAGCAGAAATTAAGATACAACCACACAAATATGCTGATAAAGTTCTTGAAAAATATAGGCGTATGGCTGAGGAATATGGTATAAAAATATCGATCGGATAACATGGTTAGAACATCAATAAAAGACAAATTAAAAACGGAACGCCCCACGGCCAAACCACTATCTGAAACCACGCGGAAGGAGTTATGGGAAAACGTCAAACTTGCAGAAGATTATGAGGAGGGCACCGACGCCACATATTTGATTGGAAAGCATTATATTTCTCGGAGAACCCACGGGCTAACCAGAACATACATCCACGAATTAAAAGAGGTTCCCATAAAAGATATCGCTGTAACGTCAGAAAATATGCTGGATAAGATACCGATATATAAAAATCGCGGAACGCAAGCTCCACCCGTTGATGTATCAATCCTACCTGATGGGAAATACAGATTATTCAATGGCCATAGACGGTTAAAATCAGCAATTGCACGCAAAGAGAAGAATATTTTTGTTGAGATTATCCACAAAGCAGAAGATATAACATTAAAAGGAGAATGAAAATGCAACTACCCGAACTATGTAAGAAATGCGGCGGTAAATGCTGCTTAACACACCCGTATGTAACGAAGAAAGAATTTGATTACCTTGTATCGGAGTTAGGCACCGATCTGGTCGACCAGGCCGAACCGGAAGACATGCAGAACGGCTGGATACAGTTCAAAGGCCGGTGCCCTGCCTACTCTGAACAAGGGTGCTTAATACCTGACGTGGACCACCGGCCTGTTACCTGCAGGATCTACCCGTTCCATGCGTCAGGCCGTGGTAACAACGTATTCGATCTATACCTGGACGTTACGATCTGTCCTTACTGGCAGGTCTGGGGCCAGTTCTATGATGAAGTGGTTGAAGTGTTCAAAACAGGTATGGACGAGAGTATCGAGTATCTGAAACACCTTCAGGAATCGGGTCCAGAATGAAATCAAGATTTAAAATCACGCTTGAGTTACAGAACGGCGAAACACTACTGATTAATGATGACAAGTGGGACCAATACAATCTGGTTTTAAGGGGGCACGATAGTGACAATTGTTATGCACCCATTATCCGTGAAGCCGAGATTAACGATTTAATCCCATACCGTCTTTTTACCACCCCGAACCCGATCAAGAAGCTTACTATCGAAGATGTTCCACAAACCCTACAACGAGAGTGAAGAACGGGTTATCCGGATACTCTCGCACGAAGACGATCACACCCCGGCGAAACAAGCCCGCGATTTCAGTTATTCGGAGATCGCATACTGGCTAAACTTCTTTTTGAAACAATACAACAAAGGCACTCGTAAAGCCCGTGGCGTCTACGGATTCCTGAAACGTGAATCAAGTTAATTTTATTTTCGTGAACCAATACCAACCATTATAACATTTATAGACAATATAAGGGTATGAAGACGATTGAAATCCTTGAACCCAACGAGTTTGACTACTGCCCGAAATGCGGGTATCACACACCTGAACATTGGGGGGCTGTTGGGGTCGGGATAAACTATCTAATGGTTCACTGCAGGTGTCGGAGATGCGGTCATGAATATAATTATGTCAGTAAATCCGGTAAGGATTATGTTGCCGTCACCAAACTAGTTCCGGAAACCGAAGGCGAGGAGATCTGCAGGCCATGACTGAAGAAGTAAAAGAGCTCGGCAAAATAATAAACACCACTCTTGGCTTCGAGCATGGCGTTCTAACCTTCGTACTCATGTTTGATTTCGGTGGATCGGTCCAGGGCTTCGGGGGATATGGCCTTGATGGCACAGCAGACACCGTAATAAAAAGTATCCTTCGAGCAGTTGGCGTAAACTATTGGGAACAGCTTGAAGGGAAATCCTGTTGGGCTTATTTTGATAAGAAGTATGGTAAGATCACCGCAATCGAAGCGCCGGACTTCGTTGAACATAAAGGCCGGTTTGACTTGAATAATGAAACGTGTGCCCGGGGATACCACATATCAGAGATATCATACGAGATCTGTCAGGCTTGCCAGGAGCACACGAACAAGAACTGTTTTGTTAAACAGCAGGCAGATTCAATCAGGAAGTTGCGAGGGATATCATGACTGAAAATAATAAAACCACCACAATAGCCCTGAAACAATATCAAAAAGATATGCTGGATAAAGAAGGGCTGCGTGGGGAAACATACAGCGATATTTTAGAACGGCTATTACGAGAGCTCAAAGATTACCGGCGGCGGTGTGGGTGAGATATGATCCACGACGACGAGAAACAGTTATTCCAATTACTGTGGACCGCCACACCCCATACATACGTGGGGAAAGTCATAGTAAACACATCAATTGATGAAAAACGTGCCCAATACATCCTTGAAAAATGGACTAAACGTGGTATCTGGAATTATGGGATATCCGCGTTTGCTGGCTGGTTCGAAACCGACCTGACACTTAAATATCTCGATTGGTTCAGGGAACTATCAGGGATGTTTTATCATGAATATAGTAATGAAGTGATTGTTAGGTATGGGTGAGGTAAAGTATGGAATCAAGAATTGGGAAAGCACCAAAAAAAGATTGTTACGGCGAAAAACCTGTTTGTCCGGTGTGCGGACTATCCACACATCAACGGGTGACATTTGAACATGCAGATCAGGCACTCGATGAGATCCAATGCCAGAAATGCAAGACTACATATCATTGGTAAGATTCGATAAAACGTAAACATGAAGATATATTTTGGATTTAATATTCCAGTCAAAGGCACGAAACTCAAGTGGAATGATAACGATCCTCTCTGGGATATTACTAGACCAGTTTTGGAATCTTGTATTAGACACAAGGATCTATATTTTGAAATATGTGATATTTGCGGGGGAGAAATCTCAAAAGGTAGAAAATTAAGAGGGATTACAACTTGCTCGCCCATTTGTAATGCGAAGAAATGGGATCGTATAAAGGAAAATGAACGCACATCAAACGGACGGCCACTCTTTTGGGAGACATTTAAATCAGAGTGTTTCGCGCGAGATAATCATACTTGCCAACAATGCGGCTCTAAAAAAAGGTTAGAATGCCACCATATTATCCCTGTGGTTAATGGCGGGACAAACGAATTATCAAACCTAATCACGCTGTGTCATGATTGCCATGCAAAAGCTCATCCAAAAGGGTATAGAAAGATGGCAAAAAGAACGAAAGAAAATCAACCCTTATTAGGGTTCGATAGGGGGTAAAGATGGGAACTATGCGATGCCCGAAATGCGGAGAATATATAATTGATGATCTTGAAGTGTGTCCCTATTGTTTTTCACGGACGTTTCCAAAAGAAGAGCCAGATATTGAATTAATGATTTCAGATTTGGTTGATGCACTCAACGATCTTCCTCCAGAAGAACTGCAGGAGGCATTATGCCTATTACAAAAAACATTGACATCCCTTCGATAGGAGGTAAAATGACAGCACCGCCAAACTTTCGATATATCGAAGTTAAATCATGTTACAACTGCGCACACATTGAATTTGATTATGATTGGGAATCAGAGTGTGGGAAATACAAACTGAAACGCGGACAGGACACAGATTTCAATACTGTCTGTGACGATTGGGAGGCAAAAGAATGAAACTGTGGTTACTTAAACCAATAAATGAAGATGCCCCGGGCGGGCCGTGGGACCCGTGGTATGATAAGGCATTTGGGTTCGTAGTAAGAGCGGAAACGGAAGATGCAGCCCGACACCTTATTGGAGATTACGCCGTTTCCGGATCTGGTGACGAGGGTATAGAGGCATGGCTCGACCCTGAATTATCAAACTGTATTGAACTTCTACCTGAAGGTGAAGAAGAAATAATCATGCGTGATTTCGCGAGAGCATAATGAAACTGTGGAAATTAGAGATTTTCGAATCGTTCAACTGCCAGGGCAATGACAACTATCGAAAATACTACGTTATCACTGATTCGCGTGAAGACGCCATAAAAATAGTAGAATCGAAATATTTGAAAATCCGCGATAGAATGGTGACAGCAGGCTGGACCGATGATGATGGAAAGTGGCATCCCGGCGAGAATCTCATTAAAGAGCTTGCACACAGACCGACATTTGATAACACCATTCTCCCTATTTAACCCCCCTTTTCTCACAAACCTTTAAATAATATCTATGTTAACACTGTTAACTATAGAGAACCATGATGCAAGTCGTCAGACCGAAGCACGAACGGCAGGCAACGTTGTATTCTCATTACCCTATACCGCGGCCAGGGTATCTTATGGTACCGACTGATCCTGGTTACAGGAGACACGCCCACGCGCCACCCTGCCTGCGTTGAGATATAAAATAGTTCGATTGAGATATTTTTTAGTTCACCTTTTTCCACTTATATCAAGTATGCCACCCAATATCATACTTCTCTATATATTCTTGTCGATGCTATATATTAACTAAAAACACTAATATATTTAATGCCCCAGTTAACTCTGGATGATTTTGCTGTCGGCACGCCACACCTGAACAAGTCCGATCCTTGTCCGGGCGGGAAATGCAGGTTAGGGCCTGCAATCCACTTGCAGAAAGCCGAGACGCAATCTCACGACGCTATTCTTCACGGTCTTGATCGGCAGGTTGGCAACCTGTTTTTCGGGCGTGGACCGTTTGAACCGACAATCGGGGCATGGGACGGGATACCGATAGTTTACGCACCGTCTCACCCGGACCCCCGGGTGTTCAAAGGTGCCGGGATTGCTGAACAGCTTGACCTGATCAATGGGGCGATCATTGGGGAGACCAGCCATTCCCGGATCGAGCTTGCAGGCCATCCTAAACTGATGCTGAAGAAGAACTATACCGCTGAAACCGCTGAACGGCTGTTTAATGAAGGACTGATCACCGAAGAGCAATTGAACCGGTCAAAAGCCGCAATCAACCAGGCGTTAGATTTGTGGCAGTCCGGCAGGTTGTCACACTCTTCCGGGTTCATCTGTCCTGACGACGGCGTTCAGTTGACCGGCGTAGTGACTCCCAACCATATCCTTGATTTTGAAGAGACGGATATCGACCAGCCGAAAGACCGGATGTCGGTGATCCTGAACAAGCGATCGGAGGGTAACAATGTGATCGATACTGAAACAGACGAAGATGATACCGGCACCGATCCCGGTAAGACTAATATCGGGAAGGTCATGTCCGGCAAGAACCAGGGGCGGTTGAAGACCATTCTTGACGCTATCACCGATTTCTTCAACGACATTTCCGGGACCGCTGACACGACAAAGACCAACGCCGCCACACCGTCAGTACCGCCCAACCCGTCAGGGTACAAGGTGGGCGACAACGCGGCTGACTGTAAACTGACAGAATCGCAGTTTGGCGATATGGCGTTCTCCGAGGTCCGGAAACGGTTTGCGTTCGATTCGGGTGGTGAGACGTTCACCGGGTTGAAACTCCCACACCACAGTGTAGACGGCACGCTTCGGCCAAACTGCGTGAGAGCGGCGTTACAGGCTATCGGTGGCGCCCGGTCAGGTTCACCGATGGACCTTGGGGGGAAGAAAGACGCCGTGGTAGCTCACCTTGAGAACCACATGAACGAGATCAAAAAACAATCCGAACCCGGCACGAAACAGAGCAAATTGAACCAGGAGGTCAAAATGACAGACGAAGATGTAACTTCAACGGCAGAGATCGAGACCGTTGACAAGTCCGTTTACGATGCTGCGCTTGCTGAGAAGGACGAGATGATCGCCCAGCTCCAGAAAGAGTTTGCCGAGCTGAAAACGGCACAGGAAGAGGCAAAGAAGAACAAAGAGGACGCGAACTGGGCGAAACTGAAAGCCGAAGTCATCCCGAAAGGTCTGGTGAAAGAAGAGGCTGACGAGATGGACCTGCGGAAACTCTCGAAAGAAGACCCGTTGGCGTTCAACCTCAAGATCCAGGAGTATCGGGCGACGGACCAGTTCAAAGAAGAGGGCGAGTCCCATGTGAGCGGTCCGGACAAAGAGGTCCGTGAACAGAAAGAGATCGATATGGTCCTTGAGAAAGACCGTGGCCGGAACATTCCGGGGAGACTCCATTGAGAGGGGAAGGAGGTAAATAGAAAATGACCAGCTATGACAGCACAATCGCCGGGTCGTATCAAGGCAGCGGCCCGATAATCGAATGTATCCTTGACGAAGGGGCGACCACCTACACGGCCACCACCTACACGCCTGACGGCCTGACGCACAAGACGTTTGTCTTCGCGACACCGCTTGAAGAAGGCCAGGTAGTCGCGCTATCCAACGATACCGCCTGCACCTACTCTGCAACTGAAGGTATGCCTGTAGTCGAACGGGCGTCCAACGGTGAAACACTCGTTATCGGGCAGATCGTGAGCACACCGAAACTTCACAAGTTCGCGTCTGCTACGGATGCAGACTGTGACACTCTTGCAGAGCGGTTGACCGGTCACTATTACCGGACGGCTCTTGTCGAGATCCATATCCCTGGCAGGGTCGTGAAAGCCCAGATCATGCAGAACGGGAGTAATGCCTGTGTGCCTGGTGTCATGACCACGCTGAACTTCAACATGGCGTCGGCATACACGTCCGGCAACCGTGGGTACTACTTCGATTCCGATTCGGCTAACGGTGTTGGCGGTATCCCGCTGCATTACGTGGCGGCAGGAAGTAACGGGAACACCTATTCCGCGTTGGTTCTGCTCACAGGACTATTATACGCCGTCACGGGGGCCTGATGACTTATGCCACTTGAAGGAACTACAGATTTCTACCTGAGACAGGGTACTGCACTCCGGCTGCTCTACGAGAAGGCCGAACCTTACCTGTGGGCGACACAGTTCGTCCGACCGGTGAAGGACGATAAGGACGCGTTCACCTACAGCTACGACAGCACCGGGAAAGCCAGCGACACGAAACGCGAGACGCCAGCCCATGCAAGCATTGGCGGTGACTTCCCCGAAGTCGATCTCAGCCGACCGAACTACACCACCGGCATGACCGAAAGCCGCGGGTTCCAGATCAGGATCAAGCGGAAGACGATCCGGGACGAGCCGAAAGGTGTCAGCGAGATCCAGCGTGCCTACGACTTCGCCGGATACTGGATGGCCTATTGGGTCCACACCGATATCATCACCGTGATCACTGCCGGGGCGACAACCCCCACCTGGACACCGACGGATACGTGGGACAGCGCATCCGCGACACCCGTGGATGACCTGGTCGCGCTTGAAGAGCAGATGGAACGTGAAGGATACACCTACGCGCTCACCGACGTGCTGGTCCACAAGACCAACTGGTACGAGCTGAAGAAGTATCTCACCGGTGTGGATATCGACGGCACCAAACAGCGTGACATCTACGGCGTGCCTGTCGTGACGAAGGACCGGATGCGTATCCCGGTAATCGACGCGGACGTGCTGAAATGTAAGTCCGGCCTGTCTGAAGGGTATGCTCTTGGTCTTGACCGGAACAACCCGAGCGCCGAGCTCCACTACTACATCGACCCGAAATTCAGCACGGTCAACGTCCAGTATGACACTGTGGTTGACGGCCAGCGCAAGCGGGTAACTGCTGACAATATCGGGTTCCATTTCGATACGTGGGAAGAGCGGTCTTCACATGACCAGATACTCCGGTTCTGGGTTGAGGATAAAGTCGTCGTGACTGAACCCTACGCCGCGCTCTACGACAGCGGGATCTAACCCTAAAAAACCCCCTACCTTTTTCCGGGACTGCTCCAGTACCGGACCAAAACCAGGGAGTAGGATACACGAAAAACTAAACCAAAATATCAGGAGGTAA